GATGTCGGGCGACTGCTGGACGTTCAGGAGCCCAGCGCGGCGGTACGCCATGGCCACTACGTCGTCGATGGACGGGACGTAGAGGCTCGTGGGTGCTTCGACTTGCGCGTTAGGCATCCATCACCTCGGGGGCCGCGGCCCGTTGGGGTCTTTGAAGCCCGGGAACGGCGGGCACACGAACGTGTCGATGGCGCCGTCGACCGGGCCAATCTCACGCGGCGCCTGCGCCCGCATGAGCTCGGCGTTGCCCTCTGACAAAGATACTACGTCGAGCCCCGACGCGCAGTCAGGGCAGGCGAGGTTCTCGGAGCGGTCGCGATGCAGCTGCGAGCGGCGCCACTGCACGCCGCAGTAGCTGCACAGGCATTGCCGATCAGGTCCAATCCCTACCGGCCAGCGACGTCCAATGGTTCTCATACGGGGCTCCTTCCGGGCACCAGCTCCAGCCGGAGCCCCGTCAGCGGATCAGGTGTCGACGGCCGGCACCAAGAAGCCGCTCTTGTTCGGGTCGTTGACGGCGAAGTTCTGGAAGAACGCCGTGAGGTTATTCAGGCCACCAACCGTGATGCCGGTGACCCCCGGAACCACAGCGCCGGGGGCAGCGATGGCAATGCGGTTGTTCGAGCAAACACCCGTGATGAGGATGTTCTGGTAGCTGATGCCAGCGACGCTCCCGGGCGTGATGTTCAGGATTTCGTTGTCGTCGATGGCCAAGCGCTGAGCGCCAGCCACGACGGCGATGTTGCCGGTCGCGACGGCCGCGCCAGCGAAAATCCGGTTCTGGGAGATGACGCCATCGAAGCCCGTCGAGTTGACGACGATGGAGCCCGAAGCGGGAGCCGCGCCCCAACCACGGAAGGCGTTGCCGCTCACCTCGTAGCGCGCCGCCGTGCCGGTGATGCCGACACCGATGGTGGCGTTCGCGAGCGTGTTGCCGAGCTCCACCTCGTTGGCGGTGAAGCCCACGTCGTCGGCCGAGATGTTCACTGCCTGCGCGACCGTGACCGGCGCCAAGGTCGTGCCGGCGAACTTGAGCCGGAAGCCGGTGACGAGCACGTCGTTCTGCGAGAGGTTCAGCTGGGCACCGGGCGTGGTCCAGGTGAACGTCGGCATGTTCGAGCCGCGACCGACGCCCAGAATCTTCGCGCCCGGGGGAAGCGCCGTCGAGAAGGTCGTGGCGTCGGTCACGTCTTCTTTGTGACCCGGCAGGCAGATCACGAAGTCGCCGAACCCCGGGCGCACGCGCGCGAGGCCCGCTGCCAGCGTTTGCACGAGGTTCGACGCCAAGAAGGTGTCGTCGCCGTTTTGAATCCCCGTCGAGCGCACGTACGCCGCGACCCGGGAACCCGCCGGCAGGATGAGCCCGTACTGCGTACGGAGCCCGTTGTTCGTGTAGATCTGTTGTGCGTCGAGCAGGGAGATTCCGGGCATGACCTACTCCTTCACGCGGCGACGAACAGGATGCAGCGCGGGTCGGACCAGCCACGCGACCAGCGCGCGTAGATGCCGTATTTGAGCAAGAGCTGGTCGTTGTCGACCCAGCTGCGCGTGTTCGGCTTCTTACGCCACTTCCACTTGAAGCCGTTGTCCGCGTCGGACAGGAGGCCCCAGTTGGTCGTGGTGTTCGTCCAGTACTTGATGGGCACCGTCTTCAGGCCCAAGTTCTTGACGACGTTGATCTCGTTGAAGGCGCCCGCCGTGGGGTCCTTCTCCGACATGTTCAAGCCATCCCAGATGTACCACTGGTCTTCGGGGCAGAGATTGGCGACCGGCTCGACGCCTTCGATGATGCCGTCGTGGCCGGGCATTTTCCGCATCTGAGTCGTGGCCGTCGCGACGGCGATGCGGCTCGGACTCATGGGCGTGGTCATGAGGTTCGAGAACACGCCGCCACCCGGCAAGGGGTGCGCTACGTTTGCGAGCGAAACACCGTCGCCGCCCGTGTAGAGCGGGTTCACGGCGCGCTGCAAGATATTGGTCGAGTCGATGTCGACGGTCTTGTACATGGCGCGCGGCAGGCGAGCGCCCGCCTGGATGATCGCCGGGTACTTGGAGTCTTCGGCGGCTTCCTCGGTGACGATGAGCTTGAGTGCGAACGTGCGCGAGAGGTAGCGAGTGAGGGCACCTTCCTGGATGCCGCCGGCTTGCATTTCGGCGCCTTCGCTCTTCTCTGCCGCCAGTCCCGGGCCGGCCATTTCGAGGTCGTCCTCGTAATTGTCCTCCATGTTGGACTGCTTCATCCACTTGGGCATGATGAGCTTGGACTTGTAATTGCTGAGGTTGTCGTCGACCACCTCGTCCAAGGTCAGCTTCAAGCCGTCCGAGATCGTACTGGTAAAAACTGGAATGCCTGCGGGCATGGCTCAAATCTCCGGTGGCGCTTCTTCGCGCCGAGGGCGGTGGACGTATGTGTCTACCGGCGCGGCGCCTTCGCGCGGGTCCGGCGTCTCCGCGACGAACAGGTCGTAGGCCCGTTCGTCGGGTGTAGTTTCTGACCAGTCGTCGGGGCCGAGTTCTTCGGCCTTCTCCTCGACGGGCTGCTCCTCGACCTTGGGCTCGTCGTGGTGCGGCTTGCTCTTGTGCCCCCAGCCCATTACGTGCCCACGTTCGTGTAGAACGCTTCAGCGCCCTTGTTCACGGTGACGAGCAGCTTCACCCACTGGCCGGCGAAGTCCTGGTTCTCGAACGTCTGCGACACGCCCCAGATGCGCATGGACAGCGTGGTCGTCGCCGGGTTGTGCGTCGAGATGGCGAGCACTGGGTTTGCGGTGAAGGGCACCGCGCTCGAAGCGGCAGCGGCCAGCTGATGGTCGCAGTTCTCGCCGACGAGGGCCTGGTAGCCGAGCAGCGTCGTGGCCGTCACGATGTCGTTGACGTCGATCTCCCAGATGCCTTCGGAGAAGGGCGTCACGAGCACCTTCGACTGCCGCTCGATGCTGTTGCCGTACGTCACGCCCGAGGGCAGTACGGTCCCGCGCACCATGCGGCCGCCGTTGAAGTAGGGCCCGAAGCCCATCACGATGCCAAACGGCGCTTGGGATGTGGCCGCATTCTCGTTGCCGCCCGCGAGCACCACGCCGCCGTTCACGTCGAGCCGCACGGGATCGCCGACGTTCAGGTTCAGGTTCGTGCCGAAGCCCGAGACCGTGAAGTTCGTGCCCGAGGTGACGGGAAACTCATGCACGTCGGGGTGCGAGTTCCGGTTGTAGCCACGTGCCCAGCGAAACCCGTATCGTTTAACGTTGTCCATGGTTCCTCAGCCGAGCGAAATCGTGTTGTCGGAAGTTGAGTTTTCGAGCGAAATGATCGGATTGTTCGAGCGGCCGCGCGTGCCTTGAATGCCGCGCAGGCCATCGACGACGCTGCTCGGGGAAAGGATGCGGCGCTCCATCGCATCGACTTCGAGCTGCGCAATGGCCTCTTGGGCTGCGAGCTCGGTCTTGTCGATCGACATGAGCAAGTTGTCTTGCCACTCGATGGGCGAACCATCGCCGACGCTTTTGCGCAGCGAGGTGCAGTACGGCCCACCCGGGCGCTTCACTTCGATGTCGTACCCGATGTTCTCGTAGTACCCGACACCTCCGAGTCCTACCTTGTAGGCCCAGACGTAGTGCTTGCTCGGATCCCCATTCCGAATTTGTCCCTGCTGAAGGCTACGATCGACCTCGCGCGGGGGCGGGTCTTTCCGTGCCGCGGGAGCGGCCCTGCTCTTGATGACGTGATTGGACACGAAACTCCAGGTTCTCCACCTTGCCGACTGGTGGGGTCTCCCTGGAGTTCAGACAACAGCGACGGGAATCGCTGGAGCCGTCAAAGCGCCCGCTGGCTAAGCGTGGCGCCGATGGGTCGAGTATGCAGAGCGCCACGCTCCGGTCAACTAGGAACGCTCATTGCTGCTTTGCCAGCAGTTTTTTCCCCACGGTCTGCGCCCACTTTTGACACGCCGCGCCCGCGTCCAGGTCCGGGTACATGCTGACTGCCATCTTGTAATAGTGGCTGCCGCGAGGCATTGCGATCGTGCGGCTCGTGGTGGGCGACGCCGCACGGGGGCCTGCTGATAGGCCTGTTGCACGCTGGCGCTCGATGGCGTCGGGCTTGGGGCGCTTGCCCAAAATGCGGCGCCGCGTCTCCTCCATCACCTCGTCGTGAAGCTCCTTCGAGTCCTTCCGCCCCTCGGCAATGAGCTGGTTCACGCGACCAGCGGCGAATTGCAACGCTCGCGGATCGCCATAAACGTCCGCGTTTTCGCGTTCGAGCTGGCGCGTGAGCTCGTCCTGCCGACGGCGAGGGGCCGTCAAAATCTCGCGGCGCTCGGCGGCCAGCGTCGACTTTTGGATGTCGAGCTCGATGGCGCGCTCGCGCATCTCGGCCTCCTTCTCGGCCGTGAGCGTGCGGTTTTGCTGCGCGCGGGCGTAGTCGTCTTCGAGCCGCTGAAGCTCGGCGTACGTCGAGCGGATGCGGCGATCGACTTCGGCCGTGCTGGCGACGGGCGCGGGCTGGTTGCCGGGCACCGGGCGGTTACGCTCGGCGAGCTGCTCACGCAGGACCTTCGCCTCGGCCTCGGCGGCGGCGGCGCGCTCGCGAGCTGTTTGCCGACTAGCGCGCCGCGCTTGGCGGTTCGGGGCGACTTCGGAGGCTTCGTCTTCCTCGTCTTCGTCGGGCTCAGGCGTCTCGACCGACACCTCGTTGGCGTCGTCCGCCTCGGGGCTCATGCGCTCGCGCATGCCCTTCAGGTGTTTGCCTACTGCCGCTTCCTCTTGGTCGGTATCGTCTAGTCCAGCCATTATTCATGCTCCGCACGCCAGGCGTCAGCCGGCAGCCATGCGTCGCCACGCTCATCGATGAACACGTGGTCAACGCTGTTGTTCTCTTGGTTTCTACGTGGCAAGCAGCGCACCTCTCGCGTGCGAAGGTTCGTCGCGAGGTCTTCGCTACCGATGATGTCGCCCGCGAGCACGATAATCAGGTGCTGCTCCAAGCCGAGCACCGAGTCGTATCGAATATGATAGGGGGCAGCATGGCAGAACAAAATCTTGTGCCCGACGTCGATGCCGTGCGAGCGCAGCTGATCGAGCGCCTTCAAACCAGCACTGACGATGATGCCCTGCGGCGCGCGCGCCTTTTCACGCTGCTGCACCGACTCGGGCATGTGAATGAGCGAGTCCGACTCGAACTTGTCACCCTTCTGCATGGGTATCTGCCAGAGGAAGACCCGATCAAACACAGCTTGGCGACTGAATGCCCCGTCTGTAATTCCAAATTCTAGGCGGCGCTCGTCGAGCAGCTTCGGCAATCCGAGCGTGCCTGGTGGCGACATACGCTTGCGCATGACGGCTGAGCGGCGCTCTGCCTGCTCACGCTCGCGCGCGTCCAGAATGCTGCTGTCTACTTGCGGCAGTGCGACGCCGTTCGTGTCGGTGAGGTCATTCATTCACTCGGTCCTTGTGAGCGTTCCGGAAGAACGCCGATAGTGTTGCCAGCTCATTCCATAGCGTTGCAGCGGCCGTGACCTTGGGGTCCGTCGACTTGCTGCACGTTGCGAGTAGGTTCTCGTGCGCGCTCTCCACGCGCTCCTCGATTTGCTTCAAGAAGTACTGACCGGGCACCGATCGAATCCAATCGATCACGTCGGGCGATTTCCTGAAGCCGGCGTAGTTGGTCATTAGTGGGGGTTACCCGGTTGG